AGTCTCAGGCACTGGTTCAAAACATCTTTCAAACTTGTTCTCCTCTACTGATTTTACTGTGGTCTCAATCTTAGCAAGTTCAGCGTCCATATCAAGACCCGTAGCCGGTACATACTTGAACGCACCATTAGCTTTATTGACTACCCACCATCCACCAGCACGTTTGCCTGATGCTTTAGCGTATCCAGCTAACTGTCCTACGTATCCAAAACCATCACCACTGGCAAGGGTGTCAAAGGACTCAAACTTGTTTCTGTATGACCAGTCTGAAGCTGATTTAATATCATCGACAGCATCGTCAATGACAATATCATATGAGCCGTTAATGCTAGTATCCCCAACGTCCAGAGTAACTTTCTCAGTGTCTTCATAGTTAACTCCTGCTTCCTTGAGTAGTCCTTTGAAGACAGCTTCAACTATGTCTCCAATCATCATGTTCATTATGAATGTGGTGGGGAAAGGTAAGGCAACTTCCGGTTTGTTCTTATCGTACCATAGCTGACAGGTAGGTCTGCCAACATTAGACATACGAATACGGAAGTCGCCTCGTTTGTTTCCCCCACCAAACTGACGTTGTAATGCATCGGATATGTCTGTTGCTACCTGTTTAATGGTATCCGCAGACATTGTGCTATCACCTTTGACAGCACTATCCATGTATTGATGCAACGCCAGTTCAGCAGGATGGTTCATTATGCCACCTCTTCTTCAAACTCTACATCAACTACACCGTCAATATCTACCTCATCCAAGCCAGCATCGTTATTGCTTGTTGCTTTCTCTGCATAGGTATTGATGATGTACTCGTTGTAGTTAGTAACCCACGCCATGAAGTCACCAAACATTGTCTGGTCTTCCTGTGTAAGTTCCACAGAATTGGTAACATCCAGTGATGTATTCGGAACATAGAAGCTGTTACCGTTAGGTAGCTTACGCTCTTCTGTGTTCAGTGTTACATTGTGCTGCACTGGCAACCGCTTCATCTTAGCAAGCTGTGTAAACACATTGCCTACAGTCTTAAACGCATCACGGTTCTCTACTTCCCAGATGAATGAGGTAGTACCTAAGTCTACAGGATTACCATCCGCATCTTTTGGATTGACCAACTCAACTGTACCAAGCACAACACGTACACGCTTGATTGAACGGATGAGTTCCTTGGTTGCATCTGGCAGAGACTTGAAGTCTTCAATCCAACCAGATGGTTTACCACAGTTAAAGCCACCGTCATTGTCTTTCAAGTCCATGTTAAGCGTATCAGCCATGACAGTCTTGACGTAACGATTAGGTGTGCCAGCACTACCCATCACAAACTTCTTGTACATGAAGCGTTGTAAGAATGGACGCATTACTGCTGACTCTGCATAGTATGTAGGGCCATCAGGAATCTCTAGCTTGTATGTACCACCCTTAACCTTGATGGTATCTGAACCAAGGATAGGGCTGTGGTTGATGCGTAGTCGAGCAAGGAACATACCCTGCTTCTTCTGCGATGGTGCTTCATTAGCAATGCCCATAGCCTTTGCCATCTCAGCATAGTTATTCGTATCAATTGTAGTAAGATCGTTCATGTTTATTAACTCCTTTTCAGTTGTAAGATGCATAGTTATATCAGGTTACGTCCTTAACGTCAAGCCAATTCGGACCTATTTTTGCCTCTAATAATAGAGGAACATTGAAATCAACACCCCAACGTAGGGTGATGAGTTCGGGTAGTGCTTTATTAGTAGCGTCTATGACATTGATAACCTGCGTTTCTTCGTCAGGATGTACATCAATAACGATACTGTCATGCACTGAATTTACTATACACGATTGCATACCCTGTAGCAACTCATCAATGTGCAGTAAAGCAATCGGAACAATATCCGCTGTAGCGAATGACTGCACGGGGTAATTCTTGATCTGTGTAAAGTGTGATACACGTCCAGTGTGTTTACGTACTACATCAGGGAACGCAAACTCACGACCACTGGGCGTGGTAATCTTTTGTGTGGCTATAGCTTCTTTAGCCAGTCGGGTATGCCAAGCTGCCACCCCTTTGTACTTGCTGTTGAAGTGTTCGTAGTACGCTGCTTCCGCTTTTGTTCTGCCAAAGCCTGTCGCACCGTAGAGTGGTGCAAACGTGTGAGCCTTCGCATCTTGGCGAGACGTAGGCTGACCAGCATCGGTAATAACTTTAGCGGTATATGAGTGTACATCAAACCCAGTAGATACTTCTTCAATTGCTACCTCATCCTGAGATAAGTAAGCGGCAGCACGGAACTCAAGCTGTGCAAAGTCAGCCTCCATTACCTTGCCACCATCGAATCGTGACACGAAGACTTTCTTTACAGGGAACGTACCGCCACGTGGCATGTTCTGCATGTTAGGATCAGCACCAGAGAAGCGACCAGTAGATGTGCGATGTTGTAGTAAACGCACATGCAACTTGCCATCCTGCTTTGTGTAGTTACTGATACCCTCAACGAATGAAGATAGGTATGTGTCAACTGCACTGAGCCTACGTACCTTAGATAAGAAGTCAACGGCATCAGTCATGCCACGCTGCTTGGCAGCCGACTCTAATATCTCAAGGTTTTGTTTGCTGGTACTGAAACCATTTGCACTAGCCCACTTAGGTGAAGGTGGCTTGAACTTTAGCCCCGCCACATCCATAGTATTACTAAGCAGATAACCATCCCCACTACAGGTCTGACATTTATTAGTGTTGGCAAATGGTGTTCCATCTTTCTTTACCTTTCTAATCTGTCCTGTGCCACCACAAGTCTGGCACTGTTGTGCTACTGTTTTGTGCAGACGTTCAGTACCACCAGCAATCAAGCTGCGGAAGTCACCGTCTGACATATAGGGATCAATAGCATTACCCCAATATGGTTTATCAATTACCTTGCGGCTATAGATAACCCAAGACAATTGCTCTGGGCTGTTGAGGTTGATGGGTGTGTCACCCATAACCCTACGCACATGAGCCTGTAGGTCAGAGATTAGCTGTTGCTTCTCCTGCTCAAACTCTGTACGCACCTCGTCTAGTTTAGACAAGTCAACAGCAAAGCCTGTCTGATATATCTTAGTCAGGCATTTAGCTACACGATTAGTCAGTCGTGCAGTGGATAGTAAACCTGCATCAGCAGTAGTGTTAAGCCGCTGCCATAGTCGGTCAGCAAGCTGTTGAGTAGCGTGAAGGTCAGCAGATAGATACTCACTCAACTCAGCGTGAGGTATCTGGCTTGTATTGTATCCCTTCTTGAAGTACTCCTTGAGTGTGTCTTGCTTCTTAGTGTCTAGGTTGTATCGTTCAGCGCAAGCCTCAAGAGATAAAGGTTCTTTCAGACCACGCTGTAGTACATACTCGACAAGCATAGTGTCAAACACTGCGCCATCATACTTGAAGCCTGACTCCCATAGCCATAGCAAGTCATGTGCTACGTTATGGCATATGAGTACAGTGGTCTGGTCAAGCCAGTCTTGTACAACTACGTGACCGTCTGCATCTGCATCAACCTCACTGTGGTCAAAGGTAACGATGCGTTCTTCGCCTCTGTCATTAAGCATACCAACCATAGTCAGTGAGTTGTCAGGCTCAAATGGGTCAAGGTGTAACTTACCGTCACGTTTGGTAGTCGTGTTCTCTACATCAAGTGTTAGTTTCATATTTGTTCATCCTTACTTTTCCTGTCAGGGTTAAGGGAATCTGGTAGAACATCTCACCAGAAGCTACATATTTATTACGTACCTCTACTGGTGTCAAGTCTTTTATGTCTTCTGACTTAAACATAAGTGCATTAGACAATTCATTATTCCATATGAAGAACAATGTAGGTGAAGTAAAGAACTTCTTTTTTCGCTGCGGTAGCTGTAGTGTATCATATGGAAATACCTCACCCTTCCATACTGTCTTTACCTCACACTCCACATAGAACTTACCCTTGCTGCCTTCAGCAATTAAGTCTTGCCCATATGGATTAGGGTTCTCCCATATCTCATACCCTCTTATCTGCATGTACTCCATTGTCCTAACACGTGCAGGCTTATCATGCTTGCCGTGCAAGGCTTCGTTAAATTGTTTAGTTGTCATCCCTCATACCTCGCTGTCTGGTAGTTAAGGTCTACGTTCACCATACCGTGCCAGCCATTCAGCTTGTTCTTCACGATGTTGATATGACGCAGTGGGCTGTCTTCCTCTTGACCTTCCACACTAGGTGACTTGCCAATCAGTATCATCAGGTCAGCTTCTGCTGCCTTACCTGTTCGTGAACCCTGCATCATAGACTGGTTAAGCTGTGACCTACCCTCTGCCTCTGCAGATAACTGTGACATATAGAACACAGCACAGTCGTATGTCTTAGCAATCTGTCTAGCATAGATAGCACAAGCAGCAAGGGCTTGGTCTTCCCTAGCATAGCTACCGCTAACACCAAACTTATCACCCATGTCAAGCACAAGAACGTCAGGGTTGTGTGTCTTACATACTGACTCAACCCATGCCATGTCACGACCACCAGCATCTTTAATCTTGATGTTGTTCATCACTGGTTCATATAGTGACTTGGCTTTGCTCATGTTGTCACGTACCTCACGAGCAGTCATGCCTGCAGCAGCAGTCAAGTATCTAGCACCGACACGGTGAGTAGGCTCTTCGTTACACAGGATGATGCACTTAGCACCCTGATGTGCGAACCCACCCGGCGCAGCAATCAAGCTAGCGTGGAAGGATGTCTTACCAGTGTTAGGTCTAGCACCTACTTCGATAAGCTGCCCACCACTGACACCTTCAACTTTACGCATGACACTAGAGATATTGAATTGCCACTTAGCTTCCAGTTCAGCTTTAGCCATCAGTGTCTCAATGCTGATGTCATCCCACTCAATGTTTAGGTTGGGGATGAAGTCATCACCATAGCGTTCCAGCAAGTGGCGTAACTTCTCAAGTGTAGAGGCATCACCATTGACCATATCAAAGCCAATGTTAGCAACGTCCTCGCCTACTACCTGCTGGAATAGTTTGGACAGTACCTCTTGTGCAATGTCACTACCCATAGGCTGCTCACGTTTGATCTGGCTGAACAAAGACACGTATCCCTGCTTCTGTGCAGTGGTTAGTGTCGGGTTGTTAGCCAAGAACAAAGCCTCAACCTCATCAGGTGTGACAGTACGTTCATACCTGTCCATTGCTGTGTCGATTGCTTCTTTAATCTTACGAGCATCCTTGCTGAACAAGCGTGGTGGGCATTTGCTACCACGATGATCGTCATAGAATGACTTATCCATAAGGCTTCTAATGATTGATAATTCCATGTAAGTTCTCCATATCTGTCGGGTTACGATATTTCAAATCGTCAGTCAGTCGTAGTACACGAACATCGTTTACGTGACCACGTAATTCTTTTGCCATCTGCAAAGTCTTAGGTAGCGCATCGGGGTCTAACGCTATGATTGCTGTTGAGAACTGTGCAAGATACCCTTTATGCGCCTCTTGCAATGATGTGCCTAGAAGCGCAACCCCGACAAAGGAACCGTAACCAACAACGGCTGCACTCACACAGTCCTCAACAACTACTGCGACATTACCACACCCAGCGGTGTAAGGCAAGCCACTTTTTCCATATCTTTTCCATTTAGGTAGACGCTTGCCAAGCGCACGGCCTGTAGCATCTACCATCTTACCATCATGTATGACAGGGAATACAATCCTGCTTTCCTTAACGTCATACAATAAACCTAATGCTTCTGCATCCAAGCCCCATGTCGCACAGAACCTATCATAGTATACATTACCACGGTTAGGTACGATGTAGCTGGGCAACTCAAAGGGTGTAGCTGAAGCGTATTGCTCCGCACCACCAAAGCCAGAACGTATGTCATCTACTGATAGATGAACACGTGTGCCACCACTAACAGGACACGTTACTTTGTAGCAGTTCCAGATAAGACTACCCATGTTGTTCGTGACTGTGAAGGTCTTGAGACCACCACACTCAGGACAGTTCATACGTTTGGTATGACCATGAGGTAAATCTAAATCACTTACTATGTTATATATATTAGTCATATAATACTCACTTTCGTTGCGGCAGTTAAGTGCTTTTACCATGTGCCTTACGTGTTGTCAATGCATTATTTGCAGAGGTGAAAGTATTTTTCATGTAAGGTTTAACAGACTGAGGATTACTATGTCCTGTAACCGACATGATCTGTCCCATTGGTACACCTGCCTCTACCATTTGTGTTGTGCCAGTCCTACGCAAGTCCATTAGACGTAGTTCCTCAGACAGCCCAGCTTGCCGCATGACAGCCCTTCCAGCTTTTGATAGGCGTTCCATGCTGTAAGGGTGGTACTCGCCGCCTACGGGCGTTGTACGGGGAACAACGTAGGGTTGAAAGCCAAAGTCTTCCTCTTGTTGTACAATCATCTCAAGCAAGTCATCTTCGATGGGTAAAGTTACCTCTGCCCTACGCTTAGACTGCTCAAGATATAGCTTGCGTTCTTCCAAGTCAAAGTTATCCCAAGTCAGTAGACGCATATCACCTAATCGCTGACACCATTCGTATGCCATATGTACAATCAGACCAATGCTGCGCCACTGAAACTCACTGTATGCAGTGTCAAGGAAATTACGCACGTCACCTTCCGTCCATACAACCTTGCGTTGTACTGGTGTCTTGCGTTTGACACTAGCGAATGGGTTGACCTTGGCATACTCCATGTCGATAGCATAGCGAAACACAATAGATGACACAGTACACACATGATTAGCATAGCTGATGCCCTTCGTAACCCACTCCTCATAAGCGTGTTTAGCTTGCTTGCTAGTGAGGTTGTCAAAGTTTACATCACCAAAACTGTCACACATTACACCAAGAAAGTATTGATAGTCTTTCTTAGTCTTGTCTCGTAACATACTGTAATCATTGGATGTATAGTACTTGTCAACTAATTGCTGCACTGTCTTCATGCACTTAACCTTTCTACATCAAGTTCATCATACTGTTTTTCACTTTCTATAAAGCTATAGTTACACAGTTTATAGTACTGGCTAGTCCTGTCATTAACATATACCCCATCACCTAAGTGTATGTTCGACTTGTTAAAAGAACGGTGTACATAGTCTTCTGGATTTTCTCCACGTTCATATGCAAACTTGTATGTCTTGTGATGCTTCCATTGTGTACCTTTGGTTTTATCTGACCAGTCAGGAACAAAACATTCTACTGACCAGTAGTTGAAGCGTGGTAAAAACCATGCCCCATTTAGTGTGTTTGGTTTATCATCTTCGTGAAACCGTTTGGTATAAGGCCAGCCATCTTCACTCATGCTGCTAACAACTCCTTAAACTGCTTGCTTTCAATCCAACGTGTAACCTTTTCTTCACGTTCCCACATATTCTTAGCGGCTGTATCCTTGCCAGTGTTACGCAGTTTGAAACCATTACGGTCATCAGCGTAGCTTGCATAGTTTGTGAAGGCAGAGTACAAGGCAAAGGCATTGTTACCACGAACACTAGCCTCTTGATTATATAACTGGAACAGTCCATCGGACTTACCCTTGTCGAGTGATTCAAGCATAGCTTTTACATCACCTACAAACAGGCTCTTGTTTGCCCATGCTTGTATCTGTTTGTGGTACTTCTCAAAGTCATCATTAGCTTTGCCCAGCTTTTGTATAAACCTGTCAAGGCTGAAGCCACTGGTATTCTTGCGGCGTACCTTGTCATGCTCACCCCGCACCATGCCATTGGTACAGAAGAAGTCGATAGCACCAAACAGTACAGTGTTTGAGCAAGTACCATCCACACCATGCAATGCAATGATGCGTTGTGCAATCTCAGTCTCATGCTTTGGTGTGACGATAGGATGCTTCATGTTAGGTAGGGTCATGTCCATCATAGCCCAGCCATTGTTGTGAGCGTCACGCCATACAATGTTAGCATCAGCATACTCAGCATCTGTCAGATGATTAGTGACAGCATCCATAACATCACGGAAAAAGTCACCATGTGATGCACATTTGAAATCTTTACCAACAATAGCGATAGGTTCGCCAGTGTTATTGTCGATGACATACTTCTTGTCAGCTACACGAGTAGGCTCAAAGGTTACATCAAAGTCTAGGTTCTCAGGGATATATTCTAGCATATGTATTCTCCTTTATAATATGATTAGTATTAGTGGTAGTATGGTAATCCATAACAACAAGTCCATAGTTATACTCCTTATTATATAAGATGTCAACTCTGTGGCATCTAATAGTTCCAGTATTTTACTTCCACATTGTCGTCTACAAGAAGCCGCCTTAACGTGTACCATGCCTGATCCATGTTGCGTAAGTCATCGTAGCTGATGTCACATAACTCAGACACTGATTGTCTGATAGGTACGAAAGCCTGTAGCATTTCCAGCACAGCCTGTTGCTGTTTAGATGTCATGCTTTTCCATGTGGCAGCAGCTTGCTCTTGGTTGATTTCCCATTGTGTTTTCTCTTTTTTCTTAACCATCTTGTAACTCCTTCTGGAACTCAGTCCATGCTGCAGTAAATACCTCGTTGAAACTGTGGTAGTTGGCATCCTCAAAGGCAGCAGACGCTACCTCAAATATATCCTGCCCACTCCACTCGACTGCTTGCGATAACTGTATGCCTTTGATTTCATTATCAGTCATATCAATTCTCCTTCATCCAATCGGGCATATCTCTGCCCTTGTTGTATCTAGCAAAACTCATCTTATCTACTTTGTAGAACGCACGATAGGCTATGATAGGCCAACGCTCATCTGTCTTGAGGTCATCGTGACCACTGAAGCATTGAGGGTGTGGTGTAATGTCACCTTCTGGAATAAATTGCCTTGCACAATTTAATGCTCTGCTATGTTTACCTGCACCATGCCACTTACCATATCTTTCGTGGTACTCACATAGCATAGCTGTATATAAGTCATAAGCGTAGTCAAAGTTTGACCTTGTTTCCATTGCCCATAACGTGCATGGATGTTTCTGATGCACAGGTTTATACAAATCAGCAAACTCTGCAAAGCTAGGGTTATGATGCCATACAGCAGTACATAACATCTGCGCTTCTTCCAATGGCATCTTGACAATGTGCTGGTCACACAGTGAACGTGCTATAGCATCTGGGTTATCTTCTATGATAAATCTATTCATTGTATTTCTCCTCTGCTACGGAAACAAACATATCAAATATCTCCTGCAACTCTCTCCCAATCCAAACCTTGTCTATGACATAATCTTCTGGCACATTTTCTAGCATGTCAAGTATCATATGCAATCTAATGTATGGATTATGTGGCTTGTTTGTGTTTAGCAAAAGTGTTACCTCATTCATTACAATTCTCCATGTACCATGTCTTGAACTTGTGATAAGCAAGTATCTTGTAGGCTTCGAGGTCAAGGGTTTCCCATTCCTTGAGGTCAAGTCCCTCATACCTAAAGCGGGTTTCCATCTCGCTATCAAGCATCACCATGATGGCGTTAGCCTGTATAGGTGTTAGCTGTAGCCATATTGTCTGTTCTTTAGCCATCGTAATCATCTCCTTCATCACGTTCATGTAAGTCATCAACATCTATACCATCACAGATGTATGAGTAGTCATAGTTAGGTATGTTAAACAGCTTGATACTACCATCATCATTACGAACATAGTCATCAGCTTCAACATCCACTACAGCTACCGACATATCCCAAACAGTTATACCGTATGTTTTATCTGGATCAAACATCGTCAATTTCCTCTATATTAATTTCAACTTCTCTAACGTGGTCATCCCATATGGTATGAATTGCATCCTCGTGTGCATCTTCCTCTGTGTCACCTTCCACCTCAAATTTGTGGTAGACTGCG